AACAGGTTATTATATTTACTATTCAGTTTCAGTGTCTATAAAGTTTATTACAGGCATATTTAGACTTTCGTCATTTGTTGTTACGTCTACTCTTTGTTGGGGTTTACCGTAAAAGTATTCAAAGAATAATTTAACAGACCACTGTTCTTGATTGTCTAAACCTTTTTTTAAAGCTGCTAACGCTTTACTATTCATAGGTGTTAGATTCTCTATTAACTTTTGTTCTTCTGCTTTAGATGGTCGACCGCCTTTATTACCTTTAGTTCCTTTGTTGTTTTTTCTTTTATCCATAATTAGTTTAAATCAGTTAACTGAACTTACTATATAATATAAATAAGTCTTATTTATTTTTTAGGTTCTTCTAAGACAAAGTTAAACTCTGACATAGACCATATCCTAATCTGTTCGCAATAGTCGTTAAATTCGTCTGTAGTTAATTCTTTACTTGTGTCTGTTATAAACATTCTTTTGAGTTCGTTATGCATTTCGTACTTGTGATAGCCTAAGTATTTTCCCAAAGGCAAAACTATACACTTAAAGTAATACTTGTTTTGTTGTTCTGTTCTATTCACCTTTCATTAGTCCTTTTACGTAGTTACTGCTTTTACAGTGTTCTTCGTTCCGTTTAATTTCTGGCATACCTTCGTATTCTTTTGTTGTTACCGTTTCCATATATTCGTTACAGCAATAAGCTTCTTTACAAACTAAATCTGATCCGATAGCAGTAAACTTTACTTTGTATAAATCTTTAGTCTTATTACACTTCTTACACTGAAATTTCATCTTCTTCTAAAGTTTTAATTCTCCTTAGTAGTTGTTCTGGAGTAAATATTTGTAATTCGTCTGTATAGTTCTTATAGATTTGTGTAAACTCTTTTTGTTCTTCGTCATAAGTCCAAAAGGTTTTTACTCCGTTTTCTATTTGTTTCTTTAGTATTGCTTTTATGTTATTGTATTTCATATTCTTTATATATCTGTATTAAATTCTGTATTTCGTCTTTTGGCATATATCCTGACTGATGTATTACAGTATGTACTATTTTCGGCACTGCTATTAAGTTGTCTAAACTATTGTTATTATGGTTAAAGTCTATATGGTGAACGTGCCAACCTTTAGGTATTTTCTCTATATGATTTTCGTATAACTTTATATAATTCATTTTCTGTATAGTGGTGTGTATTTATTATACAAGTAAGTACGTTCTGTTGGTTGTTTTACTTGTTTTATTCCGAATTGCATTTCCCAGCCGTAATCTTCAGATATTATTTTAGGTAGTGTTATTACTTTGTCTTCTATATTTTTGTACTCGTTTATTATAGAAAGTTTGTTAAATCTAATCTTTTTACGACCTACCTTTTTACCTTTAATTATTTTACTCATATCTTTTTTATTATGTCTTTCATAAACTTATAAATACTGTGCAAGCAACTACTACAGTTTGTGTTTGTGCTATATGTAGTATCGTGTATTGTATTATATAATTCTATTAGTCTTTGTTTACTCTTTGTGTCTTTTACTTTTCCGTTTTCTATTAGTTTCCATACTTCCTTTATTTCTTTTTTAAGGTGTGTAGGTATTTCTTTAGGTTGTTCGTACTCTTGTGTTGCTAACCAATATTCGTTAGGACATTCCATAATTCCTATAGAAGCCTTAATACGCATAAAACAACCGCATACTTTACAATTACCTGTAGGTTTAAAATAGTGTTCACAACCTCGACAAATGTCTAACCGTTCTTTATAAGTCTTTTTATTTACAAAAAACCTATTCAAAATAATTTAGTTTGTGGTTCTACTTTGTTTATTCTGTCTGTCGCTATATTAAAATAGTTTTCGTCTTGTTCTATTCCTATAAAATTACGGTTTAAGTTCTTTGCTGCTACTCCTGTACTACCTGAACCCATTGTAAAATCTAAAACTGTTTCATTTTCATTTGTATAAGTTTTTATAAGGTACTCCATTAAAGCAACAGGTTTTTGTGTGGGGTGTATCATCTTGCTAGGGTGGTCTTTTTGAAAACTCACTATACTTTTAGGATATTTTAAATTGCTTGTATTTTGTTTTTGTTCGTATTTGTTATAATTTTTATTTCCTTTTGCTTCTTTTGTACTCTTACTATGATTAGCTTTACCTATTGTTTTTTGAGGATTGTATGTAGGTAGTTTTTTATAAAATACGCATATACTCTCGTCACTTCTTAAAGGCATTTTTTTTGCGTTTAGGTGTCCGCTAGGTATAACCTTATCCCAAACAATATTGTATCTATGGTTTTTGTCTGACAGCATCAATTTTGACATAAATTTATCTTGCGCAAACAATAATATTGCACCATTTGGCTTTATTATTCTGTTTAGTTGTTTCCACATCAAATCAAAAGGTATAACGCTATCCCACTTGCATTGTGTAGTACCGTAAGGAATATCAGTAATAATAGCGTCTATACTACCGTCTGGTATTTGTTGCATAACTTCTAAACAGTCGCCTTTATATAAGTTAATCATTTAATTTGTCTTTAAGTAATTGTCTTACATTATCTATTGTAGTAAATAAACTGTTTCTACTTATTCCTGTTTTCTTTGCTAAACTATCTAAAGTATTGTCTTCGTAATAGTACAACTTGAATAACTCCCTATCGTACCAGTAAATAGAATCTAAAAGTAAATCAATATCTTCTAACTTCTTATACTGAAAGTTATTTACTTCGTTAGGTACATTGTAAAGGTTCTTCGGGTTTGTTAGTTCACCGTTTTCTGTTAAATCGTATGTAGCTGTACTACTTATTTCGTCTATTCTTGTGTAGTATTTTCTATACTTATAATAGTAAGGGCTGTTCTTACTTTGTAAACTTCTTCTTATTACTACTGCTCCGTAACGTATTAAACCTTTTTCTCCGTCTTTTTCGTATATTCCTTTTAGTGTGTCTGGGTTCATCTGTAACATATATAAATAAAACTCTTGTATAACCTCATCTATTACGTTCTTGTCTGTTGTAAGTCCGTAAGTCATCTTAACAAAGTGACTTCTAAGATCAGCTAATATTTTATATATCTTTTTCAATTTCTAAGTCTTGTATTTTGTCTATAAAGTTATAAGCTTCTTCGCTTAATAAATGTTTATATACTCTTACAGAAGTTCTATTTGTTTCGTTTTCTATTCCTGTTAAATATCCGTTTACCATAGCTGTAAAGTGTGTAGGTATTAAACTCATAAAGTCCGTATAATTTGCAACTTCTAGTATGTCAGATTTGTAGTTGTTATGGTGTTCTATAATTATATTAGCTACGTCTATAAAGTCTTTGTATTTGGATTCGTCTTTAGTAATATCTTTTATAGTTGTGGTAATCATTTCTAAATATACTCTTAACGCTATTTCGTGTTTATAGTTAAGACAAATCGGATTTAAGAGCATTTACTTTTTCTTTATATTTTTCTATTAGTTCTTCATAGTCACACCTCATAAATTTAATTGTAGTTCTACTTAGTTCTTTTAGTTTGTCCGCTGTACCGTCATCTATTCTAATATCTAAAAGTTTACCAAAAGTATATTGTTCACCCTGTCCGAATAAATTACATTTAGGACATTGTACCTGTACGTTTCCTATGTCACTATCCCACCTTATAGCGTGGTGTTTCCTAGACATAAAGTGTCCTGCGTGCATTTTCTTATAGTGTGCTGTCTTACTACAAGTCCAACATTCAACTATTCCGTCTTTACTTGCGTGTCTTAGTCTAATATAAAGACTAAACCATTTGTCTAATTCCTTTTTAAGTTTGCTAAGAGTTTTCACAATTCAATAATATAAATAAAAACTTTTTATTTTATAATTATTAAATATATTTATGAACATTCTATTGTGTATATAGATTCTTCGGTGTTTATAGAACCTACTATCTTTTGTATTTTGTCGTTTCTCTTAAATTCCGTTTGTCTATTTAAGTGTTTTATTTTCCAGTTAAAGTCGTACCCTCGCATATACAACCTACTAATATTAAATAAGAATATAGTGTTTTCCATCTTAACTACGTATATAAATATCTTATCAAATTCTTGTGCGTACATTGTGTTATAACTGTACTTATCGAACTCTATAAAAGTGTTTTCAAAGTGTTTACTTCTTATTTTTATTTCGTAAATGTTCTTGTTGTCTTCTGCGTCGAACCTATTGTACTCATATTCAGACGGTTGTATATTCTTTTTAATACCTCTAAGAATATCTATAATTTCAAGTTCTTTTACTTTCATAAATTTTGTCTATTTGTTCAATAGTTAAATTGTGTGTAAGTATTTCTAACAGTTTGTTTTGTAGTCTTACGTCATCTGTTAAAGTCTTTACTATTTCTTGTACTTTACTTACAGGGTTCGTTTCTTCTTCTATTGCTTTAATTGTTTTATCTATTCCTTTTATTGCTTTGTCGTCTGGGTGTGCTTCTTTTTGTTTACCTAATTCAAAGATTTTTTTTATAGCTTCTGCTACTTCGTGTTTAAATTTTAGATCTTCTGTTTTCATTTTATTAATTTATTTATATTATTAAGTCCTGTATTTTTACGGCTTCTGTATCTTAGTCTTTTGTCTTGTCGTTCTGGTTCTTTACTTGATTCGTTCCATATTAGTGTACGCTGTGCTTTAATCCACAAATAGTAAGTCTGTACGTTCAATACGAACCTGTCAGTATTCCTAACTCCTTGTCTAAACGATTGTTGTATGTCTTCGAAGGTTAAGTTAGCAAAGTCTTCTAAAAGGTCTGTAGCTAACGTTTGTGCAAGTATTGCTAAAGTCTTGTCGTCTTTAACTTGTCCAAGTTCTACAAATGTTTTAGTAATTAAATCTAAACATTTTAACTTTAATTGTGAAGTTTCTATTTCTTTTATTTTCATTTTAAAATAGTCTTTGTTGGTTAGTATGTTGTTTTAATCTTTTCTTTGCCGCTTCAAAATACTCAGTATCTAATTCGTAACCCTCTAAATCAAACCCTAAATTGTGGCACGCAATAGCAATACTTCCGCTACCTAAGTGCGTATCTAAAATCTTATCCCCTTCTTCTGCATAGTTCATTAGCAAAAATTCATACAAAGAAACAGGTTTTTGAGTGGGGTGAATTTTAGTTTCCGTTGAGGTATTTCCCTCTAGTCCTCCATAATATCGGTAATCAAATTGTCGTGCCACCTTATTAAAAGATGTCCAAGCGAGTTCTCCATCCGAAAAATTAGGAACAGGATTCCCTTTATGCCAAAAGATGAACCCTTTACATCCATTTTTCCATAAATAAGGAAAATAGTTTCCTCCCCATATAATTTGGTTTTTACTTACCCTTTGTAGTTCAATAAAGAACTCATCAGTTGGAACTCCCTCATCCCATTCTTTACTTTTATGTCTTAATCCCATCCTATCTTTTTTAGTTCGATTAGTGTAGGTTTTCGCAAAGCCTATACCATAAGGTGGGTCTACGATGGCTAATTCAAAGTGATTATCTTTAAATTCCTTTAAAGCTATCATACAGTCTTTGTTGTGTAAATTTATTACCATAATATTTTAGCTATTGTAAATCCTATTATTAGAAAAGCTATTATTGATATTACTACGTTTATGTAGTATTCTTGTCTTACTCTTTTATTGTATTCTTTTAAATTCATAATCCTAAATGTTTTTTTGCGTTATTATAATTGTCTAACTGTTGATCTATTTTAGAAGTAGGGTTTTGTTGCTTCCGTTTTTCCCAAGTTCTAACCGCCGCCTGCCAGTTCTTCATTTTGTTTTTACCTACATACCAGTTTTTAGATTCGTAAAAGTCAAAAAACTGTTCTGCGTCTATTCCGTTGTTTCGTTCTATACAATAATCTTTAATTTCTTGAACAGAGGGCTTTTTATTATTATTCTTATTAGTTATTATTATTTCTTTATTCTTATTTGTTTTAAGTTTCTTTAAATCTTGTTTTGAAGTTTCTTTAAAACTAGTTTTTAAGTAAGTTGAAATCTTGTTTTCAAGTATCTTAAAATGTAAGGTTGCTGGCATACCTTTAAGTTCCGTCTGTATAAAACCTATTTTTTCTAATTTCTTTATAGCCTTCTTTTGTTGGTAGTTTGTTAAAGTTGTATCACGTTCTATATTTTTAGAAGTATTAAAAAACCAACCATCTTTTATAGTTCCGTTTTCTATAAAATAGTTTTCTTTACTTATAAGATCGGCAAGTAGAACTACCGCCTTCAGTCCTACCTGCCTAGCCAACCTTTTATTAACTACTAAATATGCACTACTACTTAGTAAGTGTTTCATAATTGTACGTCTAATTTATACTGATAATCAAATAATGCAATTCTAATATTTTCTAATTGATTAGAAAAGTCTTTGTAAGACGTTGTTATAATAGTTTTTAACAACCCACTTTTTACAACTATAAATACTTCACCTTCAGAAGTAGAAACACCGTTACTTAATAAATAAGTTCTTAGGTCTTGTTCACTTAAAAAGGTCTTCTGTTCTTTTTTATTGTCTTTGTAAGTATTGTAAACCTTAGTAAATAGTCTTCTATATTCTAACCAAGTCTTGAAGTTTATTGTGTGGTTCTTTTTATAGTGGTAAATATTTGACCGATCACGATTTAATACCTCAGCTATAGTAACAAAATGTATTCCTTGACTTAGGCATATATTCGCTACTACTTTTCTTGCTAAAGTGTACGGCTCTTTTCGTGTAAAAGAAGCTAAAGAACCCTGTTCTAATCCTACAATATTTGTAGCAATATCGCAAAGTTCTTTAACTTCTGTAGTGTCCGTTATTCCTATTCTAATCATTAGAACGGCATACCATCTTTAGACGCTTCAGGTTTTTTACCAGTCGTTACCCAGTCATAAAATACCTCAGCGTTAGCTATTATATGTTCTATAGTACAGTCTTTATTACAAAATTCTACTGCTGCTTTTAAGCTAGACTGTTTAACTATTAAGTCTTGTACGTTGTCTGGTTTTGTACTTTGAGTATTAAAGTTTGAAGGGTACTCTTTTTGTACTGCTTTAGCTTTGTTAAATTCTTGTTGTCCTTCTTCTACAATTTCATAGGTAAGTTCCCAACCTACTAATTGTGTTTTAGCTTTACCGATATTAATTTTGTCACCGTTTTCCATTTCTAAGTTATGGTAAAGGGTGTTAAACTTTCCGTAAGGTTCACTTACTCTTACTACTGTTTTGATTTTGCTTGTTTTCATTTTTATTTATTTAAAATTTGCCTACTCTTTATTGATTTTCGGCTTCCTCATTACAATTTTTACCTTCGTCTTCGCAAGTTTCACGTTCACCGCAATAATAACAGCGCTGGTGATCTTCGCAATATTCGTCTAAGTTTTCTGCTTCTTTGTCGCATAATAAACAACTTGCATTTTTACCGTTATAGTCTGCAGGATTTTCTCCGTATAGACTTTTATAATATTCTTTTTCCATTAGTTAGTTGCAAAGTAAATAACCCCAATTACAAAAATAGACATCATTACTAAAAAAGCTATAAAAGATATGAAGTTACCGTAGTCATAACCTTTAATATATTCTATTTTGTACTTGTCAGTTCCGTTGTGATACATAAAGTTAGCTGCTTCAGTGTCATTCATATACTGTTTAAATCCTGTTTCCTTATTTGTTATTTTGTGCATTGTTTTTGTTTTTAGTTAGTTAATTTATGAATTGTATATATAGTAATCTGAATTTACTATTTTTTGGTAATCATTGTCGTTTAACTTGTTAAAAAATTCGTCTGTAATGTTTTTGTATTCAACACCCATTTCTAAATCAGGCTCTAAATTGCTTTGTATTGGGTAAACATATCCTGTTTTAGTGTTGTAATAGTTTCCTACGCTTTCTAATATGATTAATTCTGTTTTCATTGTTTTTATTTATTGATTAATAATAGTACAAATATACATCTTTTTTAATTACTAACAAAATAAATAACAAAATTATTTAAAAGTTATTAACAATTAGGGTGTTTATAAATGTATTGTATTTAAGACGTTGTAAGTCAATATAAGGGTGTTACACCTAAATTGTATTAAAGTGTCTTAAATCGTGTAGGGGGGGGGTTAAAAACAACTATAAAGGCATAGCTTCAATAATAGGTAGTCTTCCGTTGTCTAATATAACAGCGCAACCTAATATGGGTTTAGCTGTATGAAATTTAGCATATCCATAAGCAAAAGACTTATAATCTATACCGCAAGGTGCTTGTAATTGATATTTAAGATCATTAAGACTAGCTGTAAAGTTTATAAAAGACTGGGTGTGTATATGTCCTTGTACCATAGAAGAACCCCAGTTTTGACTTCTTTTTATAATTCCTTTACCACTACAGCCTGTACCGTGTACATATAATACGTCATCGTGTACAAACTGTTCTTCAAATGTCCAGTCTGGACAACCTAAGACTTCGTTTAATTTACGAACCCATCTTTTGTCTACTCCTGCGTCTTCGCATTTTCTAGCTATAATTAAATCGTGGTTTCCAAGTGTTACAGTAATTCCGTTAGGTACAGTGTCGTTATTAAACGCTTCGTACCAGTCTTTCATTTGTTCTATTGCATTGTCTAACTCATACTTACCATCTGTTTCTGTCGAAGTCGAATGAAAAGAAGCAAAATGTGAGTCTATAACATCACCTGTAAAAGATACAGCATTACAGTTATACTTTTCATAAATAGAAACACAAAAACCTAAGTAATCAGAATGAGTATAAGGCAAATGTATATCACCTACAATCAATCTGTTTGTCTTAGGTCTTCGTAAATCTTTTAGTACCTCTATTTCGTGTTTCTTTAACCTATAACGGTTAGTTGGCATTTTACTTCCGTAAATCCGCTATTCCTTGAGCTCCAACTAAAGTCAGAAAAGCGTAGAAAATATTGGTAGAAGTAACTTCGTCTGTGCCAAAATATCTACTAATTATCGGTACGCAAATTCCTGCTATAGTGTACCACCATTTTTTACTGCTAAAAATTCTACTTAAAACATTTTTCATTTTATTTATTTTTAATTATTATTATTAGAAACGGTACGCCGCTCCTACTTTAAATTCGCTATCTCTATTGTAACTTGGTTCTATATATAGTTTATTCCAAACTCGTAAAGAATAACCTAATCTTAAATCTGCTTCTTCTATATTTATGTCTTCAGTTGCAGATTGTGCAGATACATAAAAACCGTAACCTAAATTGTATCTACAAAAAATGTCGTAATCGTCACCTGCTTTTTTAAGTCCGAAAAGTAAATTGTCGTTTACTTGATAACCTAAACCTGCGTTATTTGTGAAATTACTTACAGACCAACTTTCGTCATCTGCTGGTTGTGATATATCGCTAACTGCTACAAATTGTGCAGACGATATTAAAGTTGTAAAAATTATTGATAGTGTTAATATTATTTTCTTCATTTTATTTATTTTAATTATTAATAAGTCCATATTATATTTTGTTTTCTTTCAGTGTCCAAATCTACGTGAATAAACGTGTCTGCAATACCGAATCTTGTAAAACCTACTAACAGTAGACTGTTCAAAACTATATACCT